TGTCCTTTACGAATGTCAGCAGCAACTCGTTGCGCTGCTTTGGCTGGTTGAATATTTTCGCCCTGTCGTATGCGCCGAGGTAGCCTGCCGCTTCCTGCACGGCGGCGTCAATGGCAGCAAGTAGTATGGTGTCATCTTCTCGGCTGATGGTATCTATAGCCTCCTTGTAAAGGTGGGTCTCAACTTCCCGTGGCGTAAGGAAGCCACCTGTGTAGTTCCACTGTTCCATAATATATCAGTATCTTTTGTTGCTTCGCTTGTGTTGCCCGATGGTGTAGCTGTCCACTGTCAGGGTGCGTATCTTTGAGTTGAGTATATACCACCCGCCCTCGATGCAGTCCACACCATCGGCGGGGGCTTTCATGCGCTTATTTAAAAGCAAAAATTGCTCCTCCAGGCGCTGCATGTGTGGGTTGTCTTTTTCGTCGATATTGAGTATCAACTTACCCTGACGGTTGAGCGGCTCAAGGTTGCCCTCGATGCGGTCGAATTTCTCGGGCTTCTTGCGCGTGTCGGGCGAAATGGGTATAAAACCCCTTTCCTGCCCTTTGGCGGCAAACAGCGGCAAGAACACCTGCTCATAGAACGGGTCTTGCAACTTGTTGTTCTCGATGAAATAAAACACTTGGCATTTTTCGCCTACGTACTCGTGTATGTAGTAATACCAATTTACATATTCGTCGTTCACTACGTGGTCAAGGAAGCCCTTGTAAATGTAGAAATTGCCGTCATAATAGCCGATAAGAAAAAGTGCTTTAAACGATGTTGCCTTGTTGCGTGAATTTGAGGGTGCAGGGTCGCCGTAGGCTACGGCAAGCTGGAGCTTTGAAAGGGGCGGGCATTTGCCCCACGTCATTTCCTTAAACACTTCGCCTTCCGAAAGGGGGTTGTTGAAAAATTCTTGCTGGGCAATGCGGGTAGACACTTTCGCCAGTGTTCTGTCGATGTCTTCTTCGCTATTCTTCGCCGCCCATGTGCTTTTACCGTATTTGTCGCGTATATTTACTATATCCCAATGGTCGGCTTTCTCGCCCGCTCGCTTCACACAGCAGTCAAGAGCAATGAGGTTGCCGCAGAAAACTACCAGCAGCTTGCCGCTGATACTTCGTGTTGGGAACGCTGCACCTTCGAACCAATCCCACTTCTTGTTTACAATGTCAGGGTTGCGGCAGTCTTCATCGGTGTCGAAGTCGTCTACCAATATACAGTCCGGACGCACTTCGTCCTTACGCGTACCACGGGGGCTTTCGCCTGCACCCAGTGCGCGGAAGGCTGCACCATTGGTAAGGGAAAACTCTTCCGCCGTCCACGAACCAAATTCGCGCAAATCACCGTAATAAGCCTTTAGCAGCGAATTGCGCTCGAAGCTGTCCTTGTATGGCTTCAACAGGCGGGTGGCGTTATCCTTTGAATTGCTGATGAGCAATATATTGCGTTTTTTACCCGTACATACAAGGTACATTACGCACATCATAACGGTGGTTGATTTTGCCAGCTCACGGCTCCATGAAAGCACCTCGTACCACTCTTCATTCTTGCAAATACGGTTGATGGCTTTAATATGGAAAGGTGCAAATTCGTGAGTGGCATATTGACCGAAAAAGAACTTTATCCACTCAACCGGGTTCTTTTCCAACTTCTCGCGCTTTTGGGCGCGCTCCAATGGCGACAGCTCATCTACCGCGGTATCTTTTTGTAGGTTGTTGAAATACACGCGCCATTCTTTCAACGCCTGCTTATCGTCTACTTTGCCCATTTCATTTGCTCCTTTATGTATGCGTCAAAATAGTTAGCCAATTCTTTTGCTTTTTCGAGGTTGCGCGGGCGCAGCCAATCTAAGAGGCGGCGCGACACATTATATATATCACGTATCGACGCATCTTGCTCCAACGCTTCGAGATCTTCCGTCAGCTTTCGGCGGATTTGCGCTTCGTTCCTATCGGGAAAGCGAGCACCTTCGGGCTTTTGAGCAATGGCGCGGTCCAATTCGTCAAGCTGTATCAATGTCGAGTTGATGCGCTCCTCACGCGTTTGCAAAAGATTTAATTTCAGCTTTTCCCACTCTTTCACCCACTTGCCGATGCTAACGCGCGACGCACCTGTGCGGTCGGCTATTTCTTGCTGTGTTACATTGGGTTCACTTAAAAAGATGAGCTTCGCCAATTCTTTCTTCTTCTTTATGTCCATTTTTATTGTATTTATCTGATGCAAAGTTACCATATAACAAGCGCAAAAAATAATGGCATTGCAAGCGTTGCAGATATATTGTACAATATTTACAATACACTGTATGTCAGTATTTTGCAGTTTGCACACACACGTTTCTTACCTTAACTTTGCATCGCAAAACAATCGAAAAGCGATGAGTAAAAAAACATTCATATTACATGACGAATCGGTGAATACCTACGGCTTCCGTATGCTCACCTCCGGGGCTAACTTGGAGGAATTCAGAAAGAACCCCGTGATGCTGCTTAATCATAACGATTGGAACCTGCCCATCGGTCGTTGGGAGAACATCAGAATAGAAGGCAGCAAGATACTTGCCGATGCCGTATTCGATGAAGCCGACCCCCGCGCCGTGGAGGTACAGAAGAAAGTGGACACCGACTTCTTGCGCATGGCGTCTATCGGCGCATGGGCGCAGGAAACCAGCGATGCTTACGACCTGATGTTGCCGGGGCAAACCTCAGCTACCGTAACGAAATGGACGGCACGGGAAGCCAGTATCGTAACCATCGGTGCGAACCACAACGCCTTGGCACTGTATGACAGCAAGGGCAACCTTGTGAACATGGGTAACTTTTCAAAGCACAGCACCCCTACGGCAACAATGGAGTACACGGAATTACAGGACATTTTCAATAATAATAAGATGGGAAAATTAACGCAGATTTTAAATTTGAGCGATGCTGCTTCAGAAGCTGACATCGTGGGTAAAGTAAACGAGCTTATTGCTAATAACGACCGATTGGCAAAAGAAAACAGGACGCTTGCCGATGCCATCGACGCACAGAAGGCGGAGCAGAAGAAGAAAGAACAGGAGCAGGCAGTAGCCCTTGTTGATGCCGCCGTAAAGGACGGGCGCATCGACGCCAAGGGCAAAGAAAGTTTCCTTGCCATGTTCGACCGTGATTTCACCGGTGCAAAAGCAGCCTTGGAAGCTATACCAGTACGCCAAAGCGTAACAGCGCAAATTCAAAGCGGCGCACAGCGTGTGGACATGGGCGACTGGAAGAGCAAGACATGGGACGAACTGGACCGCGCAGGCAAGCTGACACAGCTTAAGGATAACCACCCCGACCTCTATGCTGAAAAGTTTGAGCAGCGTTTCGGCACAAAGCCCAACATGTAGGTGGCAGTAAGTAAATAGAATTAATAAATTAAATAAAAAAGAAATGGCTATACAAAGAGAAATTTGGATTGGCTCCATCGTGGAGGGCTTGTTTGCCGATAACAGCTTTTTAAGCAAGGCTTTCAACGCCGATGAGTTCGTTAATATGGGTAAAACGGTGCACATTTCCAATGCTGGCGCACCGTCAAAAACGAAGAAGAATCGCACCAGCTTCCCCGCTGACGTAAACACACGCACTGACGTTGATTTAAGCTTCAACCTCGACGAGTTCACCACCGACCCTATCCGCATTCCACATGCTGATACGGTGGAACTTTCGTACAACAAGCGCGAAAGCGTGTTGCGTCAGGACAAGGCGACACTGCAAGAGGCAGTTGCAAAAAGCATGATATACAGCTGGCTTCCTGAAAAGGAACACTGCGTGCAGACAACTGGTGCTTCCGTGAGTGCGCATACAGATAAGGCTACCGGCAACAGAAAGGCACTTTGCCGTGCCGACGTTCAGAAATTGATGGTAAAGTTCAACGCAGACAACGTACCGCAGGAAGGTCGCTATCTGCTGCTTGATGCGTACATGTACGACCAGTTGCTTGGCGACCTTACATCTGTACAAAATCAGGCGTTCCTTGCCAGTGCTGACGCACAGCGCGGTATTTTGGGCAAGCTGTTCAGCTTCAGCGTAATGATGCGCTCGGAAGTTGCCGTTTACGGCGACGGCATCGTAAAGAAAGCTGAAGATGCCGAAGGTGCGGCTACCGACCTTGCGGCAGGCTTGGCTTGGCACGAAAACAGTGTGTGCCGTGCATTGGGTGAAGTGAACGTATTTGAAAATGAGAAAGACCCCGCCTATTACGGTGATATATACTCGTTCCTTGTGCGTGCCGGTGGTCGCCCGATGCGTCAAGATGTCAAGGGACTTATTGCCATAGTTCAAGGCAAATCAGTGTAACGACCATGCAGCTAAAGTACTTAGTAATACATTGTACAGCTACCCCCGAGGGGCGTGAGGTGTCAGCTGACGAAATCCGCCGCTGGCACACTGCTCCGAAGGCAGAAGGCGGTCGGGGTTGGAAACAGGTCGGGTACACTGACATGATACACCTCGACGGCAAGGTGGAACGCTTGGTGCGCAACAACGAAGACATGCAGGTGGACGCCTTTGAAGTTACCAACGGTGCCAAGGGCTACAACGCCGTAGCCCGCCACATCGTCTACGTAGGCGGCGTGGCTGCCGACGGCACACCGAAGGACACACGCACGGAGGCGCAGCGCAACGCCTTGGCAGCTTATGTACGCGACTTCCACACCCGCTTTCCGCAGGTGCGCATCATCGGGCACAACGAAATAGCCCCCAAGGCTTGCCCGTCGTTCAACGTGCAGCAGTGGCTCAAGGCAATAGGTATCAGGCAAGTATAACGAAAGAAAACGCAATGGAAACACTCCTACAGATACTACAATGGGCAATACCATCGGGTGGCATTGGTGCAGCCATTGCGTGGCTTGCCAATCGCAAGGTGGCGTCGGCAAAGGCAAAGAAAGCCATTCACGACACCTACAAGGCGATGTACGAGGACATATCACAACTATTAGTAGAAAATCAAAAGAAGAATGAAAAAACTATCAATTCACTACAGGAAGAGCTTGATAAGGCACGCACCGAAAGCGCACGCATCAAGCGGTCTCTGGACCGCCTTTCGCGGGCTATCGAGGCTATTCAGTATTGCCCTCACCGCGGTACTTGCCCTATCAGCCACGAGCTGCAGGTCGAAGCAAACGGTGGTGCAAAGCGAAGTTCAAAGCGACTCTCTCCGTCAAGAAAGCAGCTTCCTACAAAGCAGCTCGCTACAGATGCTGACAACGACGGAAGCGCAGAAGATAGCGTCGGACACGGCGATGCTGACGCTGCCGATGCAGAGCTTGCTGAACCTGCCCGATAGTGCCGTCTTCCGACGGCAAAGCGGACGCTTAATAATAGAAGCCTACCACAAAGAGGGCAACGTATATATCAGGGGCTCAACCCTACCCATCGAAAGGGAGGTAAGGCAGACAACAATATTAGCACGGCACACAAGCACTACGCAGGAAAACAAAGCGGTGCGAAGCATCGGAAAGGTCTCGAAAACCAAAATTATTAAGCCACCTCCCACCTATCAAAAGTTGCTGCAACTTATCGGCATATTGGTATTATTGGGCGCATTGGCGTTCGCAGGTATTAAATTATTTAGTTGGTACAATAAAAAATTGATAAAATGAAAGAAACAAACGACGGCTATATTATGCTGCTTGATGCCATCTTCTTTAATGGCAAGAAAATTGGCAACATTGCCGAAGACGGTATAGATTGGGGCGGCGACGCTGCCGAATACATTAAATTGTATGCAGCACAGGTGCGTAACAGCCCGGTGAAGAAGATACGCAAGAAGGCGGCTTCCAACGTATTGAAGTTCAACCTTATCGAGTTGCTCCCGGATAACTGCGTGGCAGTGATGGGTGGCACGGTAACGGAAGACGGCTGGGAAGCTCCGTCAGAAAGCGTAGTGTTGGAAGGTGCGGTGAAGATAATTTCAGGCACTGGGCAGACAGTCGAAATTGCCAAGGCATCACTTGAGGGTATGGTGCGCGGTAAGCTCGGTGGCGACGACCCATTACACATTGAATGCGAGCTTGAGGTGCTGACATCGGGCGACGATAGTGCTCCGTTTAAAATTGTTGAGACCAAACCCTTTATTGAGGCGAAGCCAACGGAACTCAACTTCAAGAAGGCGGGTGAGACAAAGGTAGTGGACATTTCTGCCAGTGGCGCATTCTCTATGAGTGCTGCACCTGCTGGTTTCACAGCCGAGGCAAAGGGTGGACGCGTGCTCATTACTGCAGCCAACAACACGGGTGCGCAGCGCACGGGCAAGATAACCTTCCAACTGAAGGCTGACCCGAGCAAGAAGGTAGATGTGAACCTCACACAGCAAGGCTGATGAAAAAGAATAATAAAGTAGAGGTGGAAGCGTCGGAAGCCCTATTGGATATCGGCGTTTCCATTCCACTTTTTCAGTGGAAAATACCTTTTAAGAAAAAGCCCATCAGCTTGCGCCTTACAATGCGCCGCCCTTGCTTTGGTAATCAAATACGCATAGCGCGGAAATTCCTTAGTATGGGTGTCAGCTATGAAGAGATGGAAGCCTTCACGAAAGATGAGCAACTGCAATTCATTGCCCGGCACGGCAAGACGGTAGCCCAAATGGTGGCACTCACCATCTGCCGCAGCAAGGTGTCAGCTATCTTTGCACCGCTGCTGGCTTGGCTGCTGTTGTGGCTGGTGGACGATACCTTCTTATTGCTTGCCAATCTGCATTTCATTCCGCTAATAGGCACACAGCATTTTACGAATATTATCAAATCCTTAGAATGGAGCAACCCGCTCCGTCCAAGGTTGAGCCAAGTAAAGAAGGGGAGTTAAAGGGCTTTTTTGAAAGCTCCCATAGCCCTTTTGGATTCGTATGGCAAATTGCCGAAGCAACGGGTTGGACGGTAGACTACATAATGTGGGGTGTGAACTACCAAACACTGCTGATGATGCTTGCCGACGCACCGCGTTACATAGATGCTGACCAAGCAGCTACCATATCAAAAGACAATAATACAAAAGATAATAAAACAACGAGAGAGCCTAAGACGGTAATAGGCTTCTTTCAAAGCAGACTGAACGATGAATAACGGTATCGAAATAGAGTACTTATTCGGTGGCGACCTTATCGACAAGACGAAGGAAGCCGCCAAGGAAACAGGCAGGCTCTCTACTGCAGCAGAGCAGGCAGCATCTTCCATCACCGAGAAGATAGCGGCACAGAAGGCTGTGGTCAAGCAGGTGGAGAGCGACCTTAAAAGTCTGCAAAAACAATATGAGAAAATAGCACCGGGTAAGGCGCAAAACGAACTAATGCTGGATATACGTGCCTGCAAGGTCGTATTGGAAGAAGAAAAAGGTGCGCTGGCTAATTTGGAGGCGGAGCACAAGAAGGCTTCTGCCTCGGTAAGCAAGCTAACGAAAGAGTATCGCAGCCTTATTCAGGAGATGGCACGCATGCGCCTTTCCGGGGAACAGCATACGGAACAATACCAGCGAATGGCAAAGCGGGCTGCCGAGCTTTGCGACACCTTAGGCGACGTCCGGGCACAGACAAAGGCACTTGCTTCCGATGATGCCAACTGGGAGGCAATGGCATCAGGACTGAACGGGCTTAGCGGTGCTGTTACCGCCGGTACTGGCGTAATGTCGTTATTCGTAGGTGAAAACGAGGAACTCGCACGCATTCAGACACGCCTGCAAAGCGTGATGGCTATAACGATGGGCATTCAGCAGGTATTTAATGCCCTGAATAAGGATTCGGCGTTCCGAATAAAATTTGTGTCGAAGGTTACTGACATGTGGACGGCTGCCAATGCCCGCCTTGCAACGGCACTTGGCATTTCTTCCGCTGCTGCCAGTGCGTTGATGGCAACGCTGACACTGGGATTGTCGGTAGCCATTGGTGCCGTTATCACCATGTGGTACAAGAACAGTGAAGCGGCGAAAGAGAGTGCCGCTGCACAGGAGAAAGCGGCAGAAGAAATGCGGGAGGTTGCCCGCTCGGCGGCTGTACAAAAAGCAAAGCTCGATATACTTTATAAAGCCACACAGGACAACACAAAGAGTCTGAGGGACAGAAAGGCTGCAGTGAAGAACTTGCAAGCAGCGTATCCTGCTTATTTTGGCAATATGAAAACGGAAGCTATTCTTGCAGGACGTGCGGCAACGGCTTATCGACAGTTGGCAGCTGACATTATGAAGGCTGCCATGGCACGTGCCTATCAGGAGCGAGTGGAGAAACTTTCCAAGGAACGCATAGACCTGGAAGATAAAAAAAATAAAAATGACAAATATATAAACGAAAACAAAAAGCGCCTTAAAAAAGCAGACGAAGATTACAAAAAGAAAGGCAGCAAGGATTATACCACCGAAATGATAGGTGGCATGACCGTCGGTGGAGGAGCTACCCGTATTGGTATGGGTGCAGGTCGCACGGCGAACGACAATCTTAGGAAAGAGGTGAACAAGCGACTGGAAGACAACAAGGAGCTGACAAAACAGCTTGCTGAAAACCAAAAGCAAACAGAAGCCTACGCACAGAAAGCCCTTGAAAATATGCCTGCCCTCAATAAGGTGGAAAACAAGGGCTATGAAGAGCCGAAGGTAAAGACAAAAAAGGAGAAAATAAAGAAAGATAAAAAAGAAGACTTGTCGGGCGAGGCAGAAGAGCTTGCCGAACTTGAAAAAGCAGCGCAAAAAAAGATAGCCGAAACACGCGTGGCACTTATGAAAGAGGGCTACGATAAGGAGCGTGCCGAAGCCTTGCTGCAATACGAAGAGGAGAAGCAGCGCATATTTGAGGAAGAAACCAAGCGCAAGGAATTGGTGAAGAAGCTGCGCAAAGGAGGTGTGGCTGTCAGTGCCGAAAAGGAGGCGCAAATAAGTGCCGATGCTGCCAAACAGCGCATACAGGCTGCACAGATGTACAACAACAAATACGCTGCCATCGCCGAAAAAGAGAAAAAAGAATATGACGATAAGGTAAAGGAAGAAAAGAAGAAGGAAGAAGAAGCCTTGGACACCTTACTGTCAAAGCACCAGGACTACAATGCCCAGAGAATGGCTGTTGAGACGAACTACACGAAGGAGCTGGCAACGCTGTTGGCACGACGAAACAAGGATAACGCCAACATCATAGATGCCGCATTGGTGCAGCTCGAAAAAGATAAGGAAAAGGCACTAAAGGAAATCAACGACAAGGAGCTCGACGAAATGAAGAGCAGCGCAAGCATCTTCGTCGAGATGTTCGAAGACCCTGCAGAAAAAAGCGTAAAGCAGATAAATAAGGTAATTGCCAAGCTCGCCGACCTGAAGGCGTATATGGACGCAATGGCGAAAGGTGAGCTTACCGCCGATGGAGCAGCCGTCATCAAGGATAAAAAAGGCAATACCAAACGTACCATCACACAGAATGACATTGCGCAAATGGGCATAACACCCGAACAGCTGAAGCGGCTCCAGCAGTCGCCCGAAGCCCTGAAGGCTTTCATGGATCAGTGGCAGAAGCTAAAACAAGAAAGCCTGAAAAAGAACCCTTTCAAGGCGTTGGCAGCAGCTATAAAAGACTTGTTGGACGACAAGAACAAGGGCGACAAAAGCGACAAAGAGAAGAAGATAAAGCGCCTTGCCGAGGCATCGGCAGAAGTTGCCAGCGAAGTGGGAAAGATAGCCGGTGGACTGTCAAAGATGTTTGAGGAGATGGGTAACGACAGTATGGCAGAAGCCATGGGTACGGTGGAAGATGTTATGAATGGCGTTTCCAACATTGCCAAAGGTTTTGCCAATGGCGGCGTCGTGGGTGGCGTCATGGCAGCGGTAGGCGAAGCCATCAATATTATTGGCAAGGCGTTTTCTGCAGGTGCACGACACCGTGCAGCCCTCAACGCCATCATGAAGGAGCGTATCGCACAGCAACAGGCGTACAACTTGCTGCTGATGCAGGAAGCCTTACTGTACGAACGGGGTACGACGGCTTTCGGCACTGACCGCTACGGCAAGGCAACGAATGCCATACATGTAATGAAACAGGCAGCCGAAGAGTTTGAAAAGGCGTGGAAACAAGCCAACGATATAAAGGTGGTAACAGGACACAAGAAGACAGGTCTGTTTGGCTGGGGCAAAGGCAAGGACACTTACAGTAGCTTGCTGTCCGAATACCCGAAGCTGCTCGATGCTAACGGTAAATTCAACATATCGCTCGCTGAAAGCATTTTAAAAACGCGAAAGATGAGCGACGCAAGCAAGGAAGCCCTGCAACACCTTATTGACCTTGCCAAGCAGCAGGAAGAAGCATTCAAGGAAATACGTAACTATCTCACAGACATCTTCGGCGAATTGGGCAATACAATTACCAATGCGCTGGTGGACGCTTTCAAAAGTGGCACGGACGCAGGCAAGGCAATGGTGGAGAGCGTTGGGCGTATGCTTGAAAAGTTAGGTGCTGATATGGTGTATTCTGCTGTGTTGCAAAAGTACTTCCTGAAAGCGCAAAAAGATATGGAGAAGTACGCTACCGATGAGCACCTTAGCGAAGAGGAACGTTTTGCCGCTTACGCCCGCATATTGGACAGGCTCACCGCTGATGTGGCTGCCGACAGTGGCAAGGCTGCATCGCTGTTGGAGTTCTTCAAGAAAAAGGCAAAGGAGTATGGTATTGACATCTTCGGTGGTGCGGCACAGCAAGGGCGCGCAGGCAGCCTTGAGACAATGACACAGGCGCAGGGTACTAAACTCGAGGGGTTGATGACGTCGGCACAGATACACCTGGCGTCGATGGACATAAAGCTCGAAGATGCCGTAAAGCAGATGCAGGCATCTACACGCCACCTTGAAAGGATAGAACGCTACACGAAGCATTGTGAGCGACTGGAAGATATTGCCGACGATATAAAGGTGTTGGCACGTGATGGTATTAAAGTAAAGTAAAATGGATATACTCGAAAATCAAGTATTGCTAAATGGAAAGGACATTTGGACGGAGTACCACGTATTCCTGCGGGAAGAAAAGGCGGGCGAGCAGAAGAACCTTGAAGCCCTGCTGACACCCGCCAAGATGAAGGCGCACGTGGCGGTAGCCTTCCGCGAAGAGGACGGCGAGAAGTATTCCAACCGACTGTTGCCAAAAAGTGAAGCCCGCGATATAAAGCTGCACTTCGCCATCATGGCGGACAGCAAGGCGCAATTCCTACAGCGTTACCGCCGCTTCATTCAGGCATTGAAGACAGGCAATGACGGGTGGCTTGTATGGACGTTCCCGACACTGGGGCTTGAGATGCGCACCTTCTTAACGGAGTTTACGCCCTTTGATGCCCTTACCAACCTATGGGTGGAAGAAGCGCACTGTGGCGCACTACATGCCACATTCCGCGAGCCGAAGCCCAGCTTTTAAAGAGTATTTAAACGATATTTAAATAGCGTTCAAACGATGATAGAAATTTTCACAAAGGAAGATACGGTACGCTGCATAGCCGACGGTGCAAACGGTAGGCAAGATAAGCAGCTGCAAGGCGACAATACCCTGTCGCTGACGTTCACGCTGTACGAATACGTGCAACTGGACGTAAACGACTATGTGGACTTCTGTGGCGAACGCTATTGGTTGATGGAACGTTTCAAACCCCGTATGAAGAGTACGAGGGAGTGGGAATACAACCTAACACTTTACGGCATTGAAAGTCTTGTAAAGCGTTTTTTGGTGATAAATTACACCGATAACGAAAACACCCCTATCTTTACGCTTACTGCCCCTGCTGCAGAACACGCAAAGATAATACTTACATCGATAAACAACGCCATTGGCAAGCAGTTGTTCAAGTTAGGCGAAGTGAAGCAGACGGAGAACCTTGTTATAGACTACAAAGGAACTTACTGCAACGATGCTTTGGATATGCTTGCCAAGGCGGCGAAAACGGAATTTTGGTTTGAGAACGGCACAACACTCAACATATCAAAGGCACAATATGGAGAGCCTTTAACGTTGGGCTACCAAAAAGGTCTTATTTCCTTGGAACGTGAAAGAGCCGACAACGTAAAGTTCTATTCGCGCCTCTTCCCATTGGGCAGCACAAAGAACATTGACCGAGACAAATACGGGCACACCCGTCTGCAGTTACCAGGTGGACAGAAGTACGTAGATAAAGACGTGGATAAGTACGGCGTGGTACATCACTTCGAAGAAGCTGCCTTTGCCGATATTTACCCACGCCGTATAGGCACGGTGTCGGCAGTGCGTTCGCAGGAGCGCACAGGCAAAGATGGTAAGCCCTTCACCATATATTACTTCAAGGATAAGGAACTTAACTTCAACCCCAACCAATACAAGATAGGTGGCTACGTAATGCGTGTTGCCTTTCAGGAGGGTAGCGAACTTGCTGGGCAGGGCACGAGCGAGGAACATTACTTTGAAGTGAACTACGACGATACGGCAAAGGAATTTGAAATTATCACCATCTTCCCCAACGACACGATGCAAGTGCCGGGTGGCGTGCTTGTGCCGAAGGTGGGCGACAAATACATATTGTCGCACTTGCGTATGCCTGATGAATACTACCCGCTTGCCGAAAAAGAGTTCTTAGAGGCGGTAAAGAAATTCAACGAAGAAAATTTCGTAGACAACTCGGTATATAAAGCTGACACCGACCACGTTTGGGTGGAGCAGCAGCATGCCGACCTTTTTCTTGGCAGACGCATACGGCTTGAAAGTGCAGAATATTTTGCCCCCGCTGGCTATCGTATGAGCCGTATTACCCGCCTTTCGCGCAGCGTAGACCTGCCGACGCTTGTAAGCATCGAAATAAGCGATGCTGTGGCAAAAGGCAAGATAGCTGCAATGGAAGGCAGTATTAACGACGTAAAGCACTATATAGGCGAGGTTGCAAATGATATTCCCGATATTATCGCCAGTGGCGATGATACACAGCCGGGAGAGCACAATGTATTTTCTGCCAAGCGTGCACTTAAGGAATTTCTTAGCAAGAACGCCCCCGACACGGCGCAGGAGTTGATAACCTTTTTGCGGGGCATCGCATTGAATGGCGGGGCGGGTATCGATGGGGCGGGTAACGCCATATTGAAAGCTATCCAAACATTGGGGTTTGAACGCACCATCAACGGCTTTGGCGTTTGGCTTGACGATAAAGGCAGGGCGCACGGGCAGATTGACTACTTAGAGGTAATTGGCAAGGCTATATTTCGCTCGCTACAGATTGATGAGTATAAGCACATCGGGGGCAACATTGTGCTGTCAGGCGCAAATGCCGTAATAGAAAAGGTTGTACCCGTTAATGGTGGCTGGAAGTGCTACTTACACACCGACGATGGCGACAAAGCGATTACGAACGATTGGGAGCCGGGCGACCAAGCACTATGCCAGACGTTCAATATCAAAGCTGGGGTTTACGAGAATGTAAGCAATAGATATTACTGGCGCGTAGTGTCGGCTGTGGCACAGAAATCGGCTACCGAAAAGGCGTATATCGTTATCACGGACGATGACACTTATCGGGATAAAAGCACAGAGAACGATGCTCCAATGGCTGGCGACAACATTGTGCTTTGTGGGCATAACACGCTGTGGGACGTTGCTAACGGCATTGACCCTACACGGAACCGTAACAGAATGAATGTTACGATGATTACCACCTCTAAGGAGGAGGGTGGCACTATCGAGGTGTATCGCAACATTCACGACTTTTCGCTCTCTAAAAGCAACGCCATATTCCACCTGTCGAGCGACAAGATTTATATGAACAGCCAACGCTTCGAGTGGGTAAGCGCAGATGGCGAGCGTATTCCTAACGTGATTTATCGTGGCGACTGGACACCCGGCACGGTGGCTGCCCGATACGAAGCGTGGTATTATGGTGGTGGCACGTGGCTATCGCTCGAAGATAATAATACTGACGAACCCACCGAACAGTCGCCTAAATGGAAGCATTACGCTACCAAAGGCGAGGACGGCACATCGCCCTACACGGTGCAAATTCTGTCGGAGAGTGGTGGCAACATTATACACAATGGGCAGGGGCAAATTGTGCTGGTGGCTATCGTGCTGCACGGCGAGCAGGACATTACAAGTTCGCTTCTGCCGAACCAATTCTCGTGGGTAATACAATCGGGCAATACCGACTTCGACACGGCATGGAACGCACGCCACGAGGCAATTGGCAACCGAACTACCATTAGTGCCGAAGAGGTGAACCTTAAGGCACAGATTGATTGTATAGTAAACATAGAATAAAATTTCACACAACATTAAATTCAAAACGCAATGGCTACAATTAAAGCAAGAGGTCAGGTAACTATAGTAGACCTCAACGACGCAAAACAAGTGCAGCTGCTGATGGATATTAAATATCCCGTGCAGATGTATAACCCCGACACAAAGGTGTTTACGCCCAACTTTGGCAGCGACAACAACGTGGTTACTCCAAAGGTTTACGTTACGGGCAACGGCACTAACCTTGTGAGCAGACTCACCGCACTGATATACAACGTTGATGGAACGGTGGTGAATGCTGGCACAACAAACGGACAATACTCTGCGGCTGCCATATCAGCCGGTGGTGCCCTCACCATTAAGGGCAACATTACAGGCAACTCGCTACCCATAAAAATAACGGCTTCTTACCACGACGACGAAACGGGGCAAAACACCATACTCGAAACGCAAGGCTTCGTAGCCAAAACCGCCAACGCTGGTGCGCTGTTCCAAGTGGTATTGACCCAATCGAAGGGCAACAGCTTCGATGCAAGCAACAACGTTAATACGCTTACGGCAGAAGCCAAATGTTTTCGTGGCGGAGTGCAAGACATTGACGGCATTACATACCGTTGGTACTCTTTAAACATAAAGACCCAAACGTGGGAACTGCTCTCACAGGGCATACAAACAGTAAGCGGAATATCTATCCTAACGGTTAAGCCAAGCGATGTGCTAAACGTGCAAACTTTCAAGTGCGAAGCGCAAGACGGCACCGAAAAGTCGGAAGCCATCGTAACTTTCGAGGACCGCACCGACCCCTATTCAGTAGAAATCTTCTCGCCCACAGGTTTACAGATAAAGAACGGACAAGGCTCAACCACGCTTTGCGCCCGAGTGTATCGTGGCACAGAAAAGATTGAGGACGAAGCCACCGCTACAAAGAAGTTCACCTACACGTGGACCAAGTTCGACAAGAACGGCACAAAATCGAACTTTGCAGGCACAACATCGGCACAGAAAACAGGCAATCCGCTCATCGTGTCAGCCACCGATATAGACTCAAAAGCAACCTTCTATTGCGAGGTGAGTATATAAGCGCGAATTTACATCTATGGATATACAAGCGTAGATCCAGGGATATACAGCCGTAGATCCATAGATATACATTTTTATATTAACTCTTTAAATTTCACAACTATGACGAAATGTTTAAGTTTCACAATTAGAGAACAAAAAATGAGTGTAGGTCCGAAGAAAGGGCAAAAGGTGTACATAGCACGCCCCACCGACCGACAACGAGTAAGCCACCGCCAATTCTGCGAAGAAGTAGCACACGCCACCACCTTTACAGGTGCCGAAGTGGAAGCCGTGTTGCGCCTGGCAGCCGAAATGGCAAAGAAGCACGTAGAGAGCGGAGAAAGTGTAGACTTTGGCGACATTGGCACTCTATCGCCATCGTTCAAGTCGAAAGCCGTAGACCACATTGAAGACTTCAACGCCACTCGCGACATAAAGAAGCCAATGGTGAAACTACGTCCATCTACCCGCTACTTCACACTCGAAGGCGTAACCTACGAACGAGTAGAACCAAAACCAAAGAAAACCAAAGGCAGCAAACCTGCTGGTGGTGGCACTCAACCTCACCCATAAAACACTCTCGAAACAGGGAGGGCAATTCGGTCCTCCCTACATTTAAAAACTTATCTTAAAGATGATAATAGCACGAACATACATCACAATAACCAACGTTTCGGACGGACCAAAGGGCGACACAGGCGACAACGCCCTAACATTGGTATGCACTCCTACCAGCCTAACGTTTGAGACAAACCGTGAGGGCGAAATAGAAAACACCACGCAGCGCAAAGTGCAAGTAGTGCTATACGAGGGGCAAACAGCCGTAACCCCCACATCAACAACCGTAACACCCTACAACTGCTACGCCCGACTGGTGGAGCAAAACATCGTAGTAGACGGCATAAGCCCCAACCAATGGAGCGGACACATAGCCATAACCGCCACCTACAAAGGGCAAACACGCACGGCAAGAGTAGAGTTTGTAGTGAGTGCACAAAAGTGGAACGAAGCTAAATTCGAAGCCAATCAGAAGCAGTTCCAAAGCATAATAGCACAAAACACAGCCGACAAACAAGGCTTGGAGCAGAAAATATCAACCATAAAGCAAGATGCAGAGAATATTCGCTTGGAAGTCAGTAAGCAAACCTTCAGCGGAGTAAATCTACTGAAAGGAGCAAGTCTGCGACCACTCAACCTGCTAAATCTGCAACGTGCGCAATACGTAACCATCGTGAAGTATCCCAGCGTTGCCCACTTCGATAATCCCTACCTATCCATATCACGCCACGGAGCCACACAAGACGAATGGAACGGCTGCAAATTCCCCGTAATAAAAGCTATGGGCGGACGTACTTACACGCTATCAATGTTTACTCGTATATACGGTAGCGACCAGCCATACATAGAAATAAAGCGCAGCCGCTCTAAGGATATGAGCGCACCTAAGACGAGCTATCCCAACATACCATCAACCTACGGACAGTGGAAACCATACAGCCACACCTTCAACATAGAAGAAGGCTACAACTACTTGCAGATATTCATAGGCTGCACCCGCAATGGCGAAGCCTATATATCAGAAATACAACTGGAAGAAGGCACAAAAGCCACCACGTGGAAAGACCCCGATGTCGTGGACAGCATTGAGCGTACTGGTATCGACCTGACCAATGGCACGGTATCTGTCGAAGCAGCCAATTTTGAAATCAAACACAATGGCGAAAAGCCTTTTGTTGTGAGCAAAGGAAAGGCATTGCTGGGCGGTTGGGTATTCGACAAAGGAAAACTGTTTTCCCAATGCGGAGACTTAAATGGAAGTCCAAGCACGGATTACGGCAACACGAATTTCAATCCAGACATAGTTCTTGACCCAATCAACGGCTATATGTCAGGCGTAGGCTCATTCAGAAAGAAAATGCTGGTAGTAACCCAACAGAACATCGCCAAATATGCAATAATCAATTCCTCTGGAGATTACGTATTTATGGCAGGAAAAATAAGCGCAATCGCAACATTTAAGGGGGCGTTCGATCGTGATATATTTATAACATTGCCCGGTAGTGGAGGTTATCTTGGTGATGGTGATTTTGAAATAGCCAGAACATTGATAGGAGAAACAATAGCTATATATAACCAATCGACGAGCTATATAAACATTTGGGGAGCAGGTACATCTATCGATGTTCTTCCGAATAACTTTGCCGCTCTTGAAGTGAAAATATCGGTTCATCCTCAAACTGGAAAAGAAACTTATTACAATAAGAATTGGATAAGAGGAGAAATGTTAGTGTAATATTAAAATAAAAGAATTATGAACATTCAAACCAAAATTTTAAGAAAACAGGAATTAGTAACCTGTGAAGTAGTCATAGATGGCTACCTACACACCGTGTCCTATCAAGCCGACACCACAAACACTATTGCCAAAGTGCTACAATTCACCGACCACGTAGCACTTATAACACAAGGCGAATCCCCGTCTTATGTGTTAGACCCACACCGGCAAGCTACCTACACCCACAACACAGAGCACTTCTCTGGTNCCACGTGGAAAGACCCCGATGTCGTTGAAAGTATGCAGGCTGCTGGCATATACCTTAATGGCAACGACATGAGCATAAACGCCCGTGCCAAACATTTCAACTATATAGACCAACAAGGAAACGTCGTAGCCTCGGTAGACGATACAGGAGCAATAAACGGACTGAAGTTTCTCACACGCAACACCGGGTCAGGCTACATAGACCTTACAGGTCCGCTAATGCAAGTTTTCGGAGCCGTGGCACGCAATATAACATTCGGTTTAGATGAAAAGGGGCAAGCCTCGCTAAAGTTCTTTAATAATTCTGGACGAAACACCTTAACAATATCGCCCGATGGAATGATAGCAGCAAACCTACGCATAGCAAACTTCTCTTCGCTGGAAGTATGCTACATAGGCGGAATGCAAGTAGCCGGCTATCCTGCCGAACACAGAATATTCGACCCATTCTTCACCGATAGAAAACCCATCGGAACATCGGTATATATGTACAGTGCAGCACAAATAGACAGCATATACATAGCCGATGGCGACTGGACACAAGAACAAGTGAAAAACAATAACGGCAGATACTTCCAACGAGATACGGCAGTAGCAAGCAACAATCCCGTAAACGGCGTATATGCAGCCTGCCAACCGCAAGTAAAGCTACACGACAATGGCAGAATACACCCCGATGGAGGCGCAACAGACGTAGCCAAAGAGTGGAGCATCATAACCATATATATATTCAGAGATGGGCGCATATCAACCACCCAACTCCGTAGAGAAAGAAATCTTTAAACATTATACGCAATATGAACATTCAAACAAAAATTTTAAGCAAACAAGAGTTAGTAACCTGCGAAGTAGTCATAGATGGCTACCTACACACAGTGTCTTACCAAGCCGACACCACAAACACTATTGCCAAAGTGCTACAATTCACCGACAGGGTAGCCCTGATAACACAAGGCGAATCCCCGTCGTACGTGTTAGACCCGCACCGTCAAGCAACATATACCCACAACACAGAACACTTCTCTGGCGGACAGTGGGAAACCCTACCCGACGATGGTGGACAAACAGCCTACAAAGGCGTAATAGCCATATTCAATATGATAGAACAAGGAAAAATGGGAAGGTAAGGTATGAGGAAAAGAAAGTCATATAATTCTGCGCCATTACCTTTTCAAGGGCAAAAGCGTAAGTTCGCAAAAGAGTTCGCAAAGGTATTACAGCAATACCCTGATGATGCCGTGTTTATCTATTTGTTCGGGGGTAGTGGCTTACTTTCACATATAACCAAATGCCAAAAGCCAAATAGTACTGTAATTTATAACGATTTCGACAATTATCGGCAGCGTTTGGTGCATATAGAGCAAACAAATGAGCTATTAGGGCAACTTCGCGAAGTTGTGAAAGATGTACCGCGTGATAAATTAATGCCCGGCGATGTAAAGGCGGCGGTGATAAGATGTATTGAAGAGCACAATGCGCGCTATGGCTATGTAGACTACATAACACTATCATCGTCTTTAATGTTCTCCGCGGAATATGCAACAACCCTCAACGGTTTTAAAAAGGAAAGCATGTACAATAGGGTGCGCAGGTCTGATTATTCCTTGTGTGAGGATTATTTATCCGGCTTAACCATCGTATCGGAGGACTACAAAAGTCTGTTCGACCGTTATAAAGAAATACCTAACGTTGTGTTTCTTGTAGACCCACCTTACTTGAATACGGAGGTAGACAGTTATAATATGAATTGGCGTTTGGGCGACTATTTGGACGTGGTACTTGTGCTACTAAAGCACCCTTTTGTGTTCTTTACTTCTAACAGGTCTTCTGTTGTAGAACTATGTGAATGGTTAGCCCATAATGGAGGTTTGCCTAATCCCTTCGGACGTTGCAATAAAATAGAAATTGAAGCTCTTTTGAATCACCATGCCGGCTATATAGATATGATGTATTATACAACATTTAAAGGGTAATAATATGGGGGTGTGTCAAAACTAAGAAT